CCCTAATACTGATGCAACATATCGGATGTGCGCTCGCTACGGCTGGAACGCTACTAAGGGTTCGGGACAAAATGAATTCCCCCACCGGATTCAAACACCCTATGGCATTAAGATTTCCTATCGCCCTTATCAGAAAGCAAAAGTTATCCAGGTAGGTCAATCGTCCTGTAAGTTATATTTATATTCCAATCTTGTCCTAAAGGATTCCCTTACGCGGCTACGTCGATCTGGACAGCATACTTACCCGGAGGATGCGGGTGATGAATACCGCAAGCAAATGCAATCTGAACACCGCACTAAGTCAGCCAATGGCCAACCTATTTGGCTTCCTATCGGTGAACGTGCGAATCACCTATTTGACTGCGAGACGATGGGAGTCTTGCCCGCTATCATGGCCCGCCTTGTAGGTCGTAATAAGTTAAAAGCAAAATCTGTGGATAACAAGGATGCCGACAAGGAAGTGAAACCGGGTGAAAGTATTGACGAGCCGTAAATCCTGGGCAAATTACAGTCAAGCTGGTCGGCGTTGGCATGGGCTTGGTATTCGTGGTTGAATAACAAAATCAACGTCGGCCAGCCCTTTTGACATACGGCAAGAGGTATGGCGCGAGCGCAAGGTATTTTCCTTATTTTAGAAATTCCTGACATTGAGGCAATCGTGGCACAAGCGGTCACGCTTCTCAAACAGGGCAAGACGATGATGGAGTATCAAGATTCTGGGACTCATGTAGTTAAGCAATTTCCGATGACGATTCAAGAAACGTTATTGGAAGCTCGATATGCTTTGATGGTTAAAGACCCCATTAAATACGGTTCACCCGATCGTGTCCGGGTAATCAATATGCTTAATAATTTCCGCGGGTTTTAATTTATGCAAAAGAAGCCAAAGAAGAAAATCTTACAAGTGCCAAAGGCCAAAGTGCCTAAAGCACCGAAGGCATCCTTCTCTGGCCCTGTAAAGCAAGCATCGTCGTCGGGGCCGGGAGTATTTTCAAATTTCGAGGCGGCAAAGTTCTCAAACAAACGTTCCTGGATTTGGAGTTCATGGCCGCAAGACTTCAAGAAAACGATGACCGTGTTCGATCGCATGGAAACCATGCGAAAGACCCGGTATCTGGAATTAAACGCTGGTCTAATTCGTCAAATCCTTTCGGACGTAGCTTTATATTCGGTAGGCAACGGCATTAAACACCAAGCCCAATCTGGGGATGAAATCTGGGATGACGTGGCAGACGCATATTTTAATCAATGGGCTTCGCGGGCTTGCGACATTACCGGTCGTTATTCTTTCTTTGAAATCCAGCACATTTGTTGCCGGTTAATGCACCGCGACGGTGAAGTGTTTATCATTAAGACCCGCGGCCCCAATAACCAGCCGAAGTTACAAATAATTGAATCTCACCGCGTTGGCAACGCTGTCGATGGCGCTCCACCCCCAGGCATGATTGATGGGATACAGTTTGGCCCTTACGGACAACCTATCGCATACAATGTCATCCGTTCCGACGGAAGCTCGCGCCTCGTCCCAGCCAACGCGGTGATTCACCTTTACGATCCTCAACTTGCATCCGGCGCTCGTGCTTATTCGCCCCTCCAACACTCGGTAAATAATATTATCGACATGATGGAAATCTTATCGCTTGAGAAATTAGCGGTTAAGACTCAAAGCGACATTACGCGGACGATTACCCGCGAAAACCCTAATTTCGACGGCACTCGCGGGGATTTTGAAGCGTTTGGTATGAAGCCACAGGATTACGGCGATGGGATGACCGATCCTAATGAAGCTTCGACGTTTATCGGAGGAAAAGTCTTATCTTTAGCTCCCGGAGAAAAGCTTGAATCCTTTGAATCGGCACGTCCTAACAGCACTTTTAACGGTTTCATTGAGCATTTGATGAAAGACAGTCTTAGCGGCGTATTGCCCTATGAATTCGTGGCAGACCCCACTAAGGCGGGCGGTGCAAGTGTCCGTTTCATCGTTGCTAAGGCCGACCGCACGTTCCAGCACATCCAAAATGTAATTATTCAGCGGATGCTGATTCCTGTATGGGGCTATATTATCGGTTCCGCAATTAAGGACAGTATTTTACCCGCCAATGATTATTGGAACCGCGTATCGTGGACGACTCCGCGCCGGGTCACCGTAGATGCGGGTAATGATGCTCAACAAAACCGCCTAGATATTGAAACCGGTATCAAGACGATTACCGAACACTATCTGGAACAAGGCGAAGATCCTAAAGCGAAGATGCGCGAAAACGCCGCGGAGAAAGCGTATATTAAACGCTTGGCTAAGGAATTTGATATTGAACCTTCCGCAATCTACAAACCTCAAAACCTTGGCATCGACGATGTAAATAAATCGTTTGAGCAAAACGGTGGCGAGAAAGAGCAAATGGATGACGGTGAAGTAATCACCGATCCAGATGACGATAATGTGGAGGAATAATTTATGCACGTAAGCAAAAAAATGTTAAAGAATTACGCGAAGATGCTTATTCATCCCCTCAAAGCGGATGAGTATCAGCAAAAGGTTGAGGATGCTTCGCTAAAAATTACCAACCTCAAAAAAGCTTCCGAAATGGAAGAAGTTTTGGAAATGATTTTTGGTAAGAAACCGCAAATGCGTAAAGCATTGAACGTGGCCTATATCCCGGTGAAGGGTGTCTTAGGTTCCGATTTAACCGAAATTGAATCCATGATGGGTTCCGTGGACGTTCAAGAAATTGAAGAAATGCTTGAGGACGCGGAATCCGATGAAGCGATTGATACGATTGTCATGGAATACAATTCCCCAGGCGGTTCCGTCACCGGTATCCCAGAATTGGCTCGCAAGATTAAGAATTGCACTAAGCGCACGATTGGATTCACCAAGAGTCAATCTTGCTCTGGTTCAATGTGGTTGATGAGCCAATGCGATGAAGTTTATTGCACCGAATCCAGCGTAGTAGGTTCCATTGGCGTATATGTTATGGTCTTAAAGACCAAGAAAGCGTATGAAGCCGAAGGTGTCGAAGTAGATTTGATTAAAAGCGGTTGGGCAAAGGCCGCGGGTTATCCTGGAACCGAAATGACCGGCGATCAGCATAAGCTTTTCGAGGAAGATGTGGCCGAAGTCCACCGCTGGTTTATCGACGCGGTTAAATCGGTTCGCACGTATGCGGATGAAGCCGATATGCAGGGTCAAACCTGGAATGGCAAGAAAGCCGCGGAGAAAATGCTGGTTTCCGGCATTATGGACTCCCTTGACGACGTTTTCGCCTACATTGGCGAGGATGTAGCCAAAGCATTTGAATTGATGGAAAATGGCCATGAAATTGGTGCAAAGTATGGTCATGGCGCGGAAGCCAAAGCCGATGTTAGCCCAGAACAAGGCAAAGACTTAAAAAAGAAAAAAAAGAAAAAAAAGGAAAAAGACGAAATGGATGAAGCTGAGGAATCGGATGAAGGCGACGAAGGCGACGAAGGCGATGAAGCCGAAGATTCTGATGACCCTAATCATGGCGAAATCGAGGAAGAAGATATTGGTAATTCTGCCCCGATTGAAACCGATCCAGAGAATAAAAAGAAGCGTGGCCTTTGACACTTGGCATAAATTATGACATTTGAAGAACGTTTTAATTCGTTGAAACAAGCTTTCACCGGCAAGACCGCCGAAGTGGAAGCCAAAATCGCCGAATTGTCGGCTGTTAATGCCAAGGTCGAAGAATTGACCAATGCCCTTTCCGCAAAGGAAGGCACGATTGTAGAATTAACCGCAAAACTCGCCGAAGCATCCGACAAAGTTGCTTTAGCCGAAAAGACGTTAAACGAAATTAAAACTTCCCAGGAAAGCGCCGGAAAGAAAGCCGCCGTTATTGCCGCCTCCGTAGGTGTGCAACCCTTGGAAGTTAATCCTGCTCAAGCATCCACCGAAGCAAAGTCTGATGAAGATTTAGTTTTGGAATGGACGGCTCTCAAGCAAAAGGACGCTAAAGCCGCTTCCGAATTCTACAATAAAAACCGCACTGCTATTCTCCGTCACGCGGGCCTGTAATTTTTTCCTCTCTCAACCCTAACTCCCTAAAAAAATATGTCTAATAGTATTGGTGGATTAACACTCCAACTCGTCGCTGAAGAAAGCTTACGAACGCTCGTTCCACAGCTGGTTCCTCTGACTGAAATCGCAGTAACTGATTTCGGCAACCTCGTTGCTGAACGCGGCACTACGGTTCACACCCGCTACGCTTCGGCGTTCACCGCTTCGGTGTTCGACCCTTCCGCTGGTTTCGTTTCGGCTTCGGCTGTTTCGACCGATGTTCCTGTCACGGTTACTGATCTCAAATATGTGGACGTAGGTTTCACCGATTATGAAGCTTCTACGCTGACCCTAGAACGTTTACGCCGTTTGTTTTTTGCTCCAATTGCCAACGCTGTGCAAAAGAGCTTGTTCGACGACGTGTTAAACAAAGTGACGATTGCGAATTTCGCAACCGCCGCTTACTCTGGCGCTAAAGCTTCTTTCAACCGCGTTGCGATTGCTAACGCCGCCACGAACCTCACCAAAGCTAATTTGCCTCACGAAGGTCGCAAGTTGCTCCTTAGCCCGGACGCTATGGGTCAATTAGTCCAAGACCCCTCTGTGGCTCAAACCTACTCCTACGGTGTTTCGGACGTTATCCAAAACAACCAAATCGACAAGCGCTTGCATGGCTTCTCGGTTAGCGAGTATAACGGTTTCTCTGGCCTCGGCCAAGCCGGGACGGAATACTTGAACGGTGTGGCATCGTGCAAAGAAGGACTTGTAATCGTCACTCGTGTTCCAGCGGCTCCTACGACCGGTGGTGGCGAGCAAATGGTCGTGGAAGATCCAGACTCCAAGTTCTCGTTCGCTCTGCGTTATTATTATAATTGGCAAGAAGGCCAGCATCATATGAGCGCCTTGTGGTTAGTTGGTTCTGCTGTTGGTAATCCCAACGCTCTCCAACGCATCGCGTTCACGTCGTAATCATTTCGGGGGTGGTATCGCCCCCAATGCGAAAATGCTAAAGGGTCGCCTCAACGCCAGGGGCGGCCCTTTTATTTGACATACGGCAAATTGTATGGCAGATTTACCCTCAGAATGGGCTTTAGACGCTGTTGAAATCTTGGGGGAGATTCCTAAGCAAGTAACCGTTCAAATTGGCTCTAATGGCACTCCAAAGGCATTTGCGGCCCTATTGACACCGCCCTCGGTCATGCAGGACATTGAGACCGGCGGTTTTGTGAACCATGCGTCGTTTGATGCCAAGTTTTTGAAAACGGATGTGACCGCAAATCCGACTTACTTTGTTTATGGCAATATTATGAATTACAATGGTAGCCAATACCGGATTATGACGGTGATCGACCGTCCACCGTCCGCTTGGTATATTGTTAAGGTTCAAACGCTCACTCAATAATGCCACAAATCGTTTATCCTGGTCAGCTACGCGGGCGAATTCAGCAAGGGGTGAATTATGGGGTCGTGGCCACTCGAAATGTCCGGGTAGATGCCAAGGAATTGACGAACCTGTTGCTTGAATACGCAAAGCTGTTTAACAAAGCGTTGCCGATGGTCATTAAGGACAATGCTCGGTGGCTTTGCCAAGACTTATGCGATTTCACCCCTCCGTTTTCTGGGGATAAACCTTCTCCCCACAAAGGCGGCGAAGGTGGATTTGGCTTACAAGCCCGAAATAAGGGTCGAGCCGCGGTGCGTCGGGACATTCACAGTATCTTTCGTCCTTTGCATGATGCTTCCCCTGCTCAGATTGCGGAATGGGGCAATCCGGGTATATTTGAAATGTGGGCGGGTGAGAAAATGCAATTACCGGAACCGCATTATCCTCAATGGATTTTTGATTTAATTAAAAAGCATGGAATGGTAACGGAATCCACTTTCGCTCAATTTAAAGCGATTGAAGCAACTAAATCCAGCGGTTCCAATGTCCGCGCTAAGTATATTGTAGGCGGCGATGATGGCCAAATTAAAGCTTATCACGAAAATCGGCGTGGCGAACCCAATTATTATATTACCCAGAAAACTCGCGGTAATGAATATTCTGGTAAAGCAAAATCAATGGAAGAAATAACGTATATTGACGATTGGAAAGCCGTTAAGAATTATATCAATAAAGTATCCATGCGGGTAGGTAAGTTAAAATCCGGTTGGTATTATTGTGGCAAGCAACTTGGATATATGCCTTCGGCCGCTTGGATTGAAGGACAAGGCAGTAGCACCGGTCACCTTTGGCAATTTCTTGATCGTAGCCCATATTATGTAGAAATTGGTAATAGCATCGCAAAACGGCATGACGGAGGATGGTATGCAGCTCAATCAGCTATTGCTCACCGCCACTTTGCCCTGCGCAACGATATTGCTATCAATATGGTCAAAGCCAATGGAGCCAAAGGACAACGCATTTTCGAGGCCATGCTTCAACTGAACACCCTTGCTTCTCAAAGCCGTAAAACCGAACCTTTTTCTATTCAATGACAACCCCTCCGTTCCAAAGCATCCGAAGCATTATTGAGGATAAGTTTTCGGCTTATCTCGCATCCAATATGCCCGGAGTATCGGTGCATAAAGGTATTACCAACGAAGTCCGCACCTTGCCCCAAGTCATTATCTACGCCGAAAACTCCCAAGCCCCTTCCGCACTCGGTTCGCATAACAACGGCAATTATACCGTTTCTATTAAAGCTTATGTCTATTCCAGCGCGGACGATGATACCCTGGATACTCACCGCAACCGCGTCCAAACCTTAAAAAACTTAATGTGTGACCGCGCAACCGTTCAAGCCCTTTGGACAAGCCCATCGCAAGGGATGCTTTACGATATTTGGATTACCAATGATGAGGAAGGAATGTCGCAACGTCGCTATGGTAATGCGGTTGATTTTACCTGTTTTGCGATGCTCCCCCCCGCCCCTTGACATACGGCATAATTTATAAACTACTATGGCCACAGGATCACCTATTGAATACGGCGTTGCTTACTTTTACGGATTACGAGATTCTGGTTCTATTACCTATATGACGGTTCAATCGGATGATATTTCTCAATCCTTGGCCCTTGATGTGGAAGTGACCGGAGCCGCCGGCACGGTTGTAACGAACCGCGTTGATGACCGTCGGAAAGAAGTGACACTCGATGGCACTTTGTTAATTTCTGACACGATTCCTTTAATTGGGACTCAATTTACTTACGCCACGGTTCAATATATCCTCAAGAGTATTGACGATAAGGGTGTCAATCGCGACTACCGCAAAGTAACCGTTAAAGGCGTTAAGTATCAAGAAATCGCCTAATACGGCGGCATCCACGTTATGGATGCTCGCTATATACAAGCAACTACTGTCCTACCACGCCAAGACAAGGTGTGCGGACGGACATTGTTGCCGTTTTGCTTACGTCATCGCATTTGCTTAGAAGCTATCGACTCACCGTTCCTTAACCCTCTGGATCGCGTCTTTAAGCCCCACGACGTAATTCTCGCCGCGCGGATTATCTCGACCTACGATAAAGCGAAAATGGGCGGTGATTTTAGCATTAAAGAGAAATGGCACATGGCCCGCTTAATGCTGTCTAACAAGTTAATGCAACGTTGCATTGGTATTATTCTGGGGGTCATTAAAACTTCTTGTTCCTATCCAAAACTTTGGGAGAAGGAAACCAAAACTAAAAAGCACGAAAAGTTGCCTTGGATTCTGGCCTGTGTTTCTAACAATGTCCGCAACGGTTGCACCCTTGAGGAAGCATGGACTATGCCAGAGGGTGAAGCGGTTTGGCTTTCTATTTCTCACGCAATCTTTAATGGCGCTAAGATCGACATAGTATCCACCGATGATGAAGTGATGATGGATAACTTCAAAGACATTATCGCCAAATTCAAAAAGGAAAATAACTTACCATGAGTAGCGACGTAACTATTAAAATCGGCGCTGATGTAAGCGAATTAGAAAAGTCGATGGCTCAAGCCGGTAAAAGCATTTTCGGCACAGTTAATGGTTCAGTATCGGCATTAACCGGTGCAACAGGCGGTGGCGGCGGTGCAAAGCCCCCACCCTTACCTAAAGAAAAAAGCTGGGGTGATAAACTTGCTGGTGCAAGCGGAGGAACGTTTGCTGGCATTGGAGCGATGTTTGGCCCAGAAGGTTATGCCATTGGTAAAATTGTTGATGGTATTATTGGAGTTTTCCAGACCATTGATGGATGGATTAAGCAATTAACTCAATCGGCCAAGGAATTGCATAACTTATCAATCGCAACAGGTCTTACGGTATCAGAATTGCAAAAATTAAGCGGACTCGCGGAAGCGTCGGGTATCGGATTAAGCACTTTAGCTCATGCCTTTGCAGAGTTTAACAAGCGCCTGGGTGAGTTATATATTAAAGGTGGTAATATGAACGCTATCTTTACCAAGCTTGGTATCAGCGCCGATTATTCTAAAAACAAAACAGTAACGGCTCAACAAGCGTTAATGGCCTTAACTAAGTCCTATGAAGCTGGGACTGACCAAGTAATGCTGGCATATTATGGTAATCAGTTATTCGGTTCGTCTTTTGAAAGTTTATTACCCGCAATCAAACGCGGTTCCGGAGCGATGAAAACTTTTGGAGAAGAAGCTTATCAACGTTCGGAACAAACGATTGTTGCTTTAGATCGCCTTCAACACGCTTGGAGCTGGTTTTGGGATACGCTTGGAAGCATTATGCTGGATGCCATTGGCCTTATCGTAAAACGATATGAACAAATGTGGGATAATATGTTGCTTATTGCAACGATTGTAGCGGCCAGGGCTAATCCTAAAGTTGCTGGACAACTTGCTTCAACCGCAATCAGTCCGGTAATGACTAAAGAAGATCGTCAAAATTTTGCCGCTAAAGCGATGATTGGAATGACGGCTGACCAACGCAAAGAATTCTTAGAAGGTTTTAACGGCGCTGGGGTTGGAAATAAACTTTCTCCCTTCGGTTTTCAGACCGCGCAAGGTGCATCCAATCTACAACAAATGGGGGGCGGCGACATTGTATCAGCGATGGCCTTTAGCCCTTTAGAGCGTATTGCCAATGCAACCGAGGGTTCCGA